TGACCCCTGTCCATTTGTTGATGCGGTCACAGGAAGTAGCTTCGTCCCCTTACTATTCGTCCCGGCAATTATGATCTTTCCTTCATTTGTCATGAAGAATGAAGTAATAACGCCGGATGAAATTGTTGAGTTATCCCGCGTCTTGGCAATCTTCACGAATGTAATTCCATCTGGCGTGTGCCAAAAATCATATCCCTTCCAATCCTCAGCCCCGCCATCGGTGGACTCCCGCATTGACGCCCAAAACGCGCCCCCATTTGGTGTCTCGCAGCAAATAAGTGGTGGCCGCCCTTGCGTCCTGTCATACCCATATGACTGAACCCGTGCCATTGGTCTTTGCTTTGTTACCGTGAATGCATACGTTTGTTGGAGATTAACCTCAGAGTTGTCGCACATGAAATGTACTGAATTGGGATGAATCGCAATCGAGCCGCTTCTACATTCAAGCCCAAGCGAGTCATGCATGCATTCCCACCCAGACGTGGCCCCGATCCCCGATTGTGTTAATGCAGTGTTTGCAGACGGAGATGAAGACGACCCATCCCATCGAACAACAGCCGAGTTCGGATCATCCCCGAAAACGAAATAGTATTCACCAGTCCATTTATCGTATCTTGCTGCGTGCGCATGCCTAATCTGATTTCCAGAAGTATTGAACGTCAAGATAGCCGACCACGTGGCGCCACCATCCGTCGTCCTATATACACGGACAGCGTCATTTGTGCTTCCAGTAGACCTTGATGCATTGATGTTGTACTCCGCAATTACAGCCTCAGTGGAAGACTTCACCGCCATTGAGTGCGAATGCAAAATACCTGAAAGGTCCGCCTGACCACCGGAGTATGTCCCTAATGCAAGCACTGCGTTTCCATTATCAAACGTTGTGCTATTGCTACCTACTGTCCACGCGCTCCCGTTGTAGTTGCACATCCAGACGTAATACTTGTTATTGGACAACTTTCTTCCAACAAACAAGAATCGCGTTTCTGATAGCCACCATCCACAAGTCACGTCACCAGCAGTAATTGCTCCTCCGGCATCATCTTTCAGAGATGAGACATCCGTCTGAGTTTTCAAACTCGTCTTTGACATACTGGATAACGTTCCAGTGGCAATAGACAATGAACTACAAAATGCACCATATGTGCTGTCATACTGTGTGAAAAGATACTTTCCACCCTTGCTTTGATCGAAAACGATCTCAGGTATTTGCGTCGCGGCGGAAAATCCCAAAACTCTTCCGGCAAGCTGCGACCATCCTTCAATGGTCCTCGCGGATACTTGGAGTATTTTCCCTGCCGCCCACGACGATCCGGTATTGTTCGTTACCGTTAACCCATCGCTACCAACAAACACAGATACAAGTGTGTTGGAAATTGGTCCGGCCGCATCGTATTCCACACGATAATCCGTCACATACAATACGGGCCGCTCTACAGGAGAGATTGCAGCCGTAATTGACGCACCGTTTGCAACGGAGTTCCGGAGAACGATGTTTACTTGATAGCTAGCCATTCGTCATTTCCTTGAACTGTTGATCTCGCAACATCAGCGCGTGATTGAATTGCTGATCTCTCGCCTTCAAGGCAAGTTCAGCCGCATCCTTTTCCGATTCAGCCTGTACTTCTGCGGCATCGGCTTCGTTCTCTTGCCGTGCTTTTTGCAGTTCGGCTTGCGTCTCTGCTAGAGCCTGCTCAAGTTCCTGAACTTTCAGCGTGAGCGCAGGGTCAGGCGTGGTTTCTTGCGTGTTGACGAACTTCTCCGGATTCTTCAGCCCGGCATCTCGATAGGCATCGAGCAGAATCGCTTCCGGCTTCAGTCTCGGCGCGAACAACGGATTCTGAGATGCGAAGGCGTGTACGTTCATGACCTTCTGCGTGCGCTGCTCTTCGCCAAGCAATCCCTTGGCCCCGACAACATCGAACATCGCAACGGGCGGAAGATCCTCACGAGTCACGCGGACGAAGTCCTGCGTATTCATGTCGTCGCAGTAGAACCAATAGTCCTCCAGCTTCTGACGGTTCAATTCGTGCTGCATGTAAAGCCACGGCATCAGTGCCGTATCGCCTAGCACTTCCACGAATGCCACCGTGCGAACTTCCGCACCCTGTCCCTGCTTGACGATCTCCGTCGCGGTCTGCCTATCCGACGACGCTACTCCGGATCGGATTGAAGAAACTCCCGTTCCTTCCTGTAGCTGTCGGAGTCCCAATTCAACGGCGTTAAGGGCAAACGCCGGATCTCCGATGTCCAGTGCCTTGAAGCCCTTGCCCATGCTTCTAGTCGGGGTCTTGGCTCCTGGCGCGATGGTCGGCCCGTCATTGGCAACGTAATCGGGGTCGTTCGCGTCGTACTCAATTGGGGGCTCTACCTTTAGCTCAGTCGCATCGGCAAACTTGTTCGCCATGATGGTCGTGAACTTCTGCATCGGGGATTGCTTGATGATCGGCGACGTGTAATACGGATCGCGCACGTCCTGCCGCTGATAGCCGGTGTAGATGATCGACGGATACGGCAATTCGTTCGGCGACATATAGACTATGACGCCGTTCGCAAGAATCGCCTTGGAGTTCGGGAAGTACATATCCCCGTCGCCGCGCTCAATGACGAGGTCGCCATACCACTTCGTCAGGCGCACGTCGGACGTTTCAACATCCTTGACCTTATGCGTATCCTTCGGGACCTTCTTAAGTCTGTCAGGCATCCAACCCTCGCCGCTCGCAATCTGGCGCAGGCGCCATAGCGGCATGTACTCCTCAAGAATCATCGCCCCCGTGTAAAACAGGTTTGTTCCGATGATCGAAGGCGACGGGTCCGGGTAAGCGTTCCACATCGAGTACGGTTGCAGGACAGGTGCCGCCAAATACTTGACGCGCGATCCCTCCCATACCATCGGCTGTTGCTCCCATCGAACTTCGAACACGACAGAGCCATGCGCAAGGCTCTCCGTGACGCCCAACTTAAAGCGATTCTTGAATCCGAAGTCCTTCTGCTGTTGCGCCATGAACGAGCGCAGCAGGCTATCCTTCTGTTCCTGTTCGTTCGCGTCGTAAAACCGCTCGCCTGTTTCCTCATCCATCTGCGACTCGGTTTCGGTGTGCGGATCAAACCATCGCCGGTCCTGAGGAAATATCATCCGCATCACGTCATCGCAGATGATCTCCAGCGACTTTGACAACTCGCCAAGCTCGAATACGTTGTGCCACGACGGCGCCAGCGGCTGCCCGACCTCATTAACGCGCTGCATCGGATTCATCGCCAGTTGGCGATCAATTTCCTTCCACTTCCGTTCCGCATCGGTGCGATAAGTGGACTTCTTGCGCGAGTCGAGTTCGTTGTTAATGTGCGTTTCGAGTTTCGTCCAGTCGGCTTTCTGGATCTTGCGAGGCTTCACCAATTCGACGCCCCACGAGCGAATGCGACCTTGCGACGGCGCACCGTCTCAGTACGGGCGTGACGAAGCATCATGTGCGCATATCGCACGGCACTGATTGCGTCGTCCCTGATATCCACGATTTTCCCGTCCTTCCGGTGATAAGTTCGCCGCTCCTCCAGGAAGTTCTTGCACGTCCTGAAGACCTTGATACGTCCAGTTTCGAATCGCTCATACATCGACAGAATCGCCGCCTCGCGCGAGTTCCCGCCCTCGCCCTCCTCCTGCCCTGACTGCGGCGGATTTGTTGCCTTCTCGGGCAACATCAACAACCCTTCGTCTATGTAGAAAGAACGCAACTGCCGCCCCGTTCCTTTCTCCGTGTTCAACCCGTCATGGGGCCACGCAACCGGCCAGTTGCCCCAGGGCTTGACCGCCGCTGCGTGAATCGCAGGAATCGCACGAGACTCGCGGTAATCCTTGGTCACGTAGACCGTATCCGCATCACGATCCCACGCCAGTTCAGCCGCGCCGAACGGGTGATCCGAGCCGAAGTCAATACCGATGATCCGGGGCCAATACTTCGGTATCTCGATGGGGTCAATAACAAATGCATCTTCATTGAACGGAAACACAAGCCCAGAACCCATCATCGGAATTCCCTTGGAGCGCATTTCTCGCTCGTGAGGCTGGAATCCCGCCCACAACTGTTTTGCTTCCGAAGTCCACTCGCCCTTGTCATCAACAAGGTGCTTTGCGTCTTCCCACGCCGCGCCGACCAGTGCCTGCCCTTCCGCCAGCGACTCCATGAACTGCGTCACGACCTCAGTCATACCGTTTTCCGGCGTGAAGGTCATGTTCAACACGGCATCCATCGAGATCGTTGCTCGCAGATATTGCGACCAGATTTCTACGGGGGGTTCCTCGTCCAGCCAGCCACCATTGACGCGAATCCCCATGTGCTTGGCCGGCCCCTGCTCGTAAGCCCGAAACATCAACTTCGACCATCGTCCCGTCGCATGCTTGACCAGCACCGTATCAAACGCATTCGGCACACCGGGCTTCATCGTCCGCTTGCCGATACAATCGATAGGAATAGAGCCAGTCCCCAATGCCGCAGGATTGGACGGATCGCCAAACAAGAGTTTCTGATTGACGTCGCGGGTCAGTTCATTGGTCTTGCCGCCGATCATCCAGACCGTCGGCCCCGTGAACCGCTTGCCCTTCCACCAGTCCGGATACTTCCCGGTAACGTGGATCGCGACTTCCATAGCGCCGCACCAGGTCTTCCCGGTGCCGTTCGCCGCCATCAACAATTTCTGTGCGGCCGGCTTCTCTGTCTTGAAGCCTCGCGCGTTGTGCCACTTCCGCTGAAATTCGTAAGGCTCGTAATGTTCGAGCTTGTGCGTCTCACGACGACGATCCAGCAGCATCAACAATTCGGCATACTGCCGAGTCGGGTCAGGCGTGGGCAAGCATCGCCTCGCGTTCTGCTCGCCATAACTCCGCGAAGTCCTGCTCCGCGTAGTCAGGGAAGCACGGCGTCCCCTTCGTGTAGTGGATCAGTTTAGGATCGCCCGTGGCGTCGTATCCTTCCTCGCCAACAAGCCAATTCCATTCTTTCGGCATGCCGGCAATCTGATGGTCTTCGCACCACGTAAACTGATGCAGGTCCAGACCGTGCGCA